TTAGCCAGTGATTGTAAACAACGTGTTCAAATCCGCCGATTCATAGATCGTTATTCCGTCAACTGTTGGAGGGGTTCCTGCTGTTACCGTAAAGTTTCCATCCGCCGTTATCAAATCCCAGAAAGGCTTTCGCAATGAGCTGGGGCCTGTTATGCGGTAAATGAAATTGTGTCCCTGAACAACTCCGTTCAAATCGGTGTTGCCGAATCCCCCTGGGTTTCCAGGCTGTCCTCGCATAGCCGAATAAACCCCGTTGTTCCGAACCAGGAATTTCATGGTTATCGTCCAGTAATACAAACCGCCAAAGGTCAAGAATGATTGGGCCTCTGATCCGCCCAGCGATGGTAATTCCATCTTTACATCAGCCGACATGAACAGGACTGTACCTGCTGGCGAGTTCAAGCCCGCAACGGTATCAAAAGGAACGCTGTTTACTCTTCCAAGGCAATCGATGATGGCTTGCAGATTAGGCGGGGTAAACGGGTTCCCTTGCAGCGCAGGAACTTGATGCCAAGTGAAATTGAATTCTTGTGTACCAGTGATTTTACCTGGCGGGGTTGCTACGTTGTCTTTCGGCACAGTGCAATATTTCATGTTGCCGTTTAGGGTCAACATTTGTTGTTCAAATCCCATGCCTCTGGTTACGTATCGCTCCAATTCTTGACCCAGGTTTCCCGATAATTCGTTGTCTTCCAACAAACGGAAATCAAACGGCTTGTAGTCAACCGTAACTTTGGCAACGGGATAATCAATTTCAAACGTGTATGGGCTTTCGCCTGGTGCGCCTATGCCCTCAACCTTGGCGGACTGGGCATAGAACACGGGCCAATCAAAAAGACTGTCGGGCAAAATGCGTCTTAGAAAATAGGGTTCATCGGGGTCGCCCGTTGGAATGACGTAGCTGTATCCGAGACAGTCCGACAGGAAGTTTTGGACGTTGTTTGTGTCAATGGTCCAATGGCCCCCGCCGCTACTTGAGGAAGAGGAACCAGGGGCGGAATCCCAGCCGATGTAATACGTAATCGGTACGCCAGAGTTGCCTGGGTTGAATGTCGAGAACGTTGCGTTAAATCCCTTGGCAATCTTGTATTGCAAGGGGCCTAAGTTTTCTGTCTTGACCGCAGGGCCTACTAATGTCCAGTTTTCAAGTGCCATACCTGTATGTAGGCATCCTGACAATAATAACTATGCGCTTGATTGTGTCAGGAGGTGACAGACACTAGCTACCAAATACAGCCTGGTTGCCGCCATTGGAACGCAACCAGTTCAGGATATCATTCAATACCCCGTTCGATTCCTGGGCCTGATTCAACTGTTGTTGTTGAAGCCTTAGTGACGGGTCGTTAGGATCGGCTGTTTGCGCCCTACGCCATGCCTCGGCGATTCCGACCAGTTGCATTTGCTGGCGTACTTCCCCTTGGAAATTCGGGGGCCTGTTGCCTTGTTGTTGCTGTTGCTGATTCGGGGCTGCATTCGGGGCTGGGGCAGCAGGGGCCTCGGCTATGCGTGACATGCGCTGTAGTCGCCCTGGTATCGGCAACGTGTTATAGAAATCAATCAGCATGTTGACGCAATCGATTAGCCCGTTTATCAACCGTCTGAATCCCACGTTCAAATCATGCATCATCGCTGCCATCGCATCAAAAACAGGACGCAAGACGCCAGAGATAAACGCCGCAATTTCCGATATGGCCGTTGCAAAGAAACGGATAACGGGAGTGACAATAGACAAGACGAAGGCCAATGCTCGCAACGGGGCCAATACCATGTTGACGACTACCCCTAACAGTGTTTCAAAGATTCCAGCGCCCTCGCCGAACATGCCAAACAAGGGTTCGCAAGCATCGATGATTGAACTGAAAACGTCTACTATCGCTTCATAGATCGGCGTAAGGGCGTCAATGAAATCTGAAATGATCGGCACAACGGCAGCAACAACCGTCCTGATTGTGTTGTAAATCGCCGTCATCGTCGGGATAAGTACGCTGCCGATCCCTGTTACAAGTCGGCTGATGATCGGCAATACTCGTGCGATCATCCCGTAAAAGGCTTCATAGATTCTTTGGAACAAAGGAATCAGGGATTGAATGATCCCGCCGATAATCGGAAGTATTGCCGAGTAGCCTCGGACGATGACCGCAAAGACAGCCGATGCAACGCCCATGACCCCGTTAAGAACCCGTTCGGCAACGGGTCTAACGACGTTCATCATGCTGGTAAGGCTTGCGAATATCTGCGCTGCGATGGGGCCAATAACCCCCGCCACTTGCCCGACACTGTTTGCAAAGAGAGTTGCGAATCGAGTAACGAACGGAACGATTAGACCTAGCGCCGTCTGCATGTACGTCGTGAAAAAGCCCAATGCCTGTTGCAAGATCGGCATGATAGCGCCGAGGACGTTTCGGAAGGCAGCTATCAAACCCGCAAGCAATGGTTGCAATCCACCGAACAAGCCAGCTAACCCGCCCGTACTTGCCGCAACGATGGCGACTAGGCCAGCTATGGCAGCCCCGATAGCGATGATCCAACCGATAGGGCCTGATACGCCCAGGGCGGAAAGGATGCCTACGAAACTGGACAGGATGCCGAACCCAGCCGTCAGAATTGAAAACAATGTTCCTAGCGCCGTGATAACGCCAGTTACCACGAGGGCGACACGAACCCATTGCAAGATACTTGCTCTGGTTTCGTCGGTTAAGCCTCTCATGAATTGTTCGAGGCGAATGACGTAGTACGTTACCTCTCGCAACAATGGTACAAATATGCGGCCAATTTGAATACTTACCCCCTGGATGGCCGTCGTGAATTGCAGCCAGCCGTATGGGTCGGCCATGCGGACGGCTGCCCCGATCCCCGCCGTAAGGAAGGCAAAGCCTCTAGCGCCAACGCTGGTAACTTCACTGATCGACGCTGAAACGGCTGTTCCTAGTTCTTTCAGCTTGCCTCCGAACGCCGAAAGGGTATCGCCGTTCAGTTTGCCAAGGAAGCCCCCAACGGCTGTACCTGCTGCCCCGAAACCCGTCAGGGCTGCCGATCCTACAGACTTCATTCCCGAAACGAGAGGGGCGAAATTGACGTTCCTAACTTTGTTGACCAATCCGCCAACGGCTGATCCCGCCAGCCCGATCCCCTTGCCGATGGCAGCGCCAGCAAAGCCGAACGTCTTGCTTGCGCCAGCGCCGACGGCGTTGACGCCTTTGTCAAGTAGGGTCGGGGCCTGGCCAGTTGCCTGGCGTTCTCTGCGCCGTCCCATGTAGTCTTTGACTTGCTTGTAACCTTCGGCCCCAGCCATTGCGGGTAGGGTTCCAAGAATCGCCCCGCCAGGAATCGGATAGCCTGCGGCCATCATGCCAAGATCAACGGCCATGCCACTGTACTTGATGGGCTTTGCCAGCTTGCCGTAACGCTTGGTAAGAAACTCATCGAATTTGGTGTTGACGTAGGAAATGCCCGTCTTCAATTGCTTCAAAACGGGAATGTCTGTCGCCCGATCTAATGCCCCTGTTATGCTTGCTTTGACTTTGTTGAATCCCTCGATAGTCGCAAGGGTTCCTGATTTAAGCTTGTCAAAGACGCCAGACGATTTAGGAACCTCTATATTCGGCTTGGCTGTAGGAATGCTTAACAGACTGGATTTGAGACTAGCCAAATCTTTCTTGGCTTTGTCCAGTCCTTTGGTTGTTATCTCCAAATAGGCCGAGGCAAGTTGTGCAGGAACGCTCATTACCTATTTAGCGTTTCATACTTCAACTTTGCTAAATCAAGGATTTGGTTAGGGGTAAGTTTGGTTTGCAACTTGGCATGTTCAATAGCCTCGGCTGACGTTGGGCCTGTTTCCTCCTTTCGGCACAACACAGTTATTTCAACGGGAGTCAATTCGTCGATTTGTTCAGGGGTCAAATGGACGTTTTGAAACAAGCTTGCGTCGAATTCTTCCCAATCAATCGTCTTGATTTCCCTCTGTTCCCTCTGGGGCAGCAGGCCGAGGCTTGCAAAGTAGTCCCGTTCAATCTGCATTGTGTCAACAGGCGCAACGCCATTGGCCAATATCAACAGGCGTCTTACTTCCCCGATCCCCAACGCCCTTGCAATGGGGTCTGGGTCAACATCGGCATGGTACTTGTCAAAGAGCAAAGCGAAGGCTTTGTTGATGCCTATGTCATTCGTCCATAACTGCAATACTGCCTCGTCATTAAAGCTAAATCGATGGGTCATCATGTCCGAGGCGATGCTGATTAATAGTTCCTTTTCGGGGAACCTCTCGAAATGTTCGTCAACAATGGCGAGGGGATTTTCAATGTAGCTGGCAGCCCATTCAAACCAGAGGCGCAACAGCCGCCTTGAGAAACGAGAAAGGCGGAACGTCTTGCCGTCCGCCTTTACTGATTGTTCAATGCCGAAATATCTCATGATTCATTTGGAAGGTTTTCAACGTAGTTATCGCCTAGCTGTTTGACGGCTTCAAAGTGCAAAGCCCAAATCTGTTCTTTGGTAAGGTCGGGCTGATGCCTTTGAAAATGCAACAGCATAACAAATTCCAAGCCTTCTGCCGTTGTCATCAGAGCCTGTACCTCTGGATGATCGACCCCCTTTGGCATTCGACGGGCTTGCATGGCTTCCTTAATCATGATTTCCTGATTCCTTTGCGACAGCCCACTTAACAGGGGCTTAATGTCTTCAACAGGATCGGAAAGCCTCGGCCTAGCCCATGCGAGCATATCGGCAACGAATTTGTTATCCATGTCGGCAAGTCGGAATACCTTATCCTCGCCGTTGATCTTTAAGCGTAGTGTCTTCATGAAATCAATAGAGTACGTCAGCCTCAAATTATGTTGGTAGTGTGCAAACGCCGTTCGATTCAAAAGGAAACTCGAAAGAAACAACGCCCTTGACAGGGTTGCCTATCGATACCTTGCCGATTCGGGCAGGGACTATGCAAACGCTAGTCGTGTCCGCAATCTTGAGCGTTAAGGTAACGCTGGTTCCGTTTTGAAGGTTTGGGCCTGTTGCGCCTGTAGGCACGGCAGCCGTATCAAAGAACGTCTTGACCGTTCCCGTAGCTTTTTTGCAACCGTTGATGTTGGTTTGCCAACCCGAATCACCAGTTGTTGTAGTATCAAGGATTTCAACCTCGAAATCGCAATTCCATTCGGTAACGGCTAACGAGTATGCACCAACCAAAACATTGCCACTAAAACCATTTTTGAAAGTCGCCATTTTCCTCCAGAGGGTAGTAAAAGTCTCTGGAGGTATGTAGGGCTGCCGACGTGTTTTTTATTGGCCTGTTTGGTTGCGCCTGTAATCGTAGACAATCATTCCGTGATATACCAATTCTGGCGTTTCCTGATCGACCATGAAAACGGGGCCATTTGTTCTTTCGACCGATATGCAAGCTGCCGATATGGACACGTAATCAAACTGGCCTAAGATCGTCTGGCAAACCGTTTCCACGTTATCAGGGTCGGAATCGTATACGCTCAATTGGAAACTGAATGTTTCCCAGTACCCTGGGGCTGTTAGATTCGTCGGGGTCGATGCAATGGGAATTACAATCACGTAGGGGAATGCCGTTCCTTCAGGAACTAAGCCCGTATAGAACTTGCTCGCAGGAACAGCGTTAGTAAGTGTTGAGTTGCCCGCCCAATACGTCATTATGTCCGCAAGAAAACTGGCCATGCACTTATTTAGTGCCTGTCGTCAGTATCTTTGCCAACGTATCCGCCTCTTCCTGAAAGATCGGGCGAAAGAATGGACGGGCTGCCATCTTGGAAGTGCCGATTTCGAGATACAGGGCATAGTCAAGATTGCTGCCGACGTATGCCGTTTTGCCGTCTGAATCAACGGCATGGGCAATACTGCGCTGAAGATTGCCTAGCATCTTGTGCGGGGCATCGCCTGGGGCTGATACCGTTTCGTTTCGGTAATGCCGTCCACCAGGGCCTCGGCTTGCTAGGATCGGGTTTCCTGTCACGTTCAGGCGTTCTTTGATCTTTGTTTTGAGGTATACGGCAGCCTTGAACAGATTATCCTTCAGTTGCTTTTCTACGCCATCGATGAACTTATCATTGAACGTTGCCAAGGGCCTCCTTACTCGATTTGCAGACAGTCCACGACTAGGACACGTTGCAAGCTGATTAAATCCCTGATACCCTGAACCATCAGCGTTAATGAACCAAAAACAATTTGGTCTCCTGCCTGTATGGTCGGATTGGAATTAAAGAATACACTGTGCGTCACGTCAATATGCCGTTGGCTGTAGAGTACCTGCCAAGTTGCGGTAACGGGCTGGACGGAACAGGGCAGCGAACTATAAACCGTCGTGTACGTATTCTTTTGCGCCCCCGACGTTCCCTTTGTTGGCGTAGGCCGATTCACGTTGACCGTATTGAACATCAAATTCGCAAGCATGATCCTCCGTTACACTGTGACCTTGAATTTCCCGATCCTGTGAGACTTCCAAAGATTCAAGCCGTACCTCGAAACAAGGTCAAGCTGATGAAACGTCTTGTCGGCAATCAGGCTGTAGGAATACCCGCCAAGGCTTTCGCTCTGAAGGTTCGTGTTGATCCCTCTGGACTGGTAAACGGAAACGGCAAGCGCCGCAACTGCCTGTTGGATCGGGCTGGGAACCGTCGAATAGCCAGCCTGGTAGATAACCCGATAGTTCCGATAGCCGAAATCGAACCCCTGCGCCGAAACAATCTCGCCAACGTCTGGGTTGAAATCGAACAGGAAGAAATTCAGGCCGAACATCGTTAGGAAAGCGTACCCGTACCATCGTGCCTCAAGTGCGCCCTGCGGGGGCCTTAAGTCGGCTATCGGCCATGTCCCGAATTGTCCCAGGGCGATGGACTGCCAACCGTAAGAACCCCCGTAGGTATTGATCGCTGTCGCCAGGTCAGTCAGGGTCAACATCTGGGCTATCGTCGTGGGGCTGCCCCCGTTGATCGTAACCGTAGGGGTTGCCGACGTGACGGGGCCTATCGTGACGGCCGTTTCAACGCCGTTCTTTGCCGACACAAGGTACAAGTAATTCGGAACCGATGGCGAGGCTGTCGTGCCGTCCAATCGCCAGGAAGCTCGGCTACATCCTGTATCGCTCTGATGGATGCCCATTGCGTTCGTGTTGTTCGTGGCAATGCGCAGGATTTGCGTAACGGGGTATTGGCTTAGCAAGAGGTTCCTTGCCCCAGAGCCATCAAGCACCTCGTCGTAGGTCGTCAGTGCGAAATCACGGTTGCAATATCTGATTACAGTATCCGACGAAGCGTTCACAATGTCATCCATTACGCTGTTATCAGCCGATGGGAAATTAGGAATCAGTTCAGTCGCCCTTGCTCTTGTGATTAGTGCCATGCAATATTTACGCTGGTAACTCTAATTACTTCATGAGCATTACAATTGTCACGACAACAACGGGCAGGCCAGGTTGCTTTGCCTTGCTTGAAAAGTGGGTAGCCCGTCAAACTGTGCCTTGGAACCAATGGCTAGTAGTCGGGGAAGACTTGAAAGGCTATCGATTCACGATGGGCCAGGAGGTTGTCCATCGCAAGGCGAGCAAGAAAGACGCCTTGCCGTCGATATGCCTGAACTGGCTTGAAGCAATTCCCAGGATCAAGGGCGACAGAATCTTTGCCTTTGAAGATGACGATTACTACCATGCCACGTTCATTGAATCACTCTTGCCGTTGCTGGAAACCAACAGGTTGGCAGGCGTGAAGGGCGACTTGTATTACAAGCTTGCCGTTCGCAAATATCAGCGAATGGGAAACACGCATCACGCCAGCCTCGCAGCGTCGGCCTTCACGCCCGACATGATCCCGTTCGTTGAGCGCTGCAAGTTGCATAAATCCGTTTACATCGACTGTTATCTTTGGTCCGAGGGGACACAAGACGACAGCCGTTGGACGTTGATTCCGAATCGAGCAAACGACGGCAAGCCGTTGCATGTCGGCTTGAAGCAAATGCCAGGGGCCTCTGGCCTCGGCCTGGGCCATCTCGATACGGGGGCCTCTGATCCAACGCTAGCGATGCTGTCCTCGTGGATCGGGCTGCAAGACGTGCGCATCTATCGCAACATCCCGAAAGATGCCAAGGCGGATTGGATGCCGTCATGAAGACGTTTCATACGTGGGGCAACGTGGGCGACGCCCTGTATTCGCTTGCGACGGTCAAGGAACTGTGCAAGCCCGACAAGGCTTGCATGCTCTTGGAAATCGATCATCCCGCAGGCTACGTTCATGGCGTGTCTCATCCGTTGCGCAACGTCTGCATGAACAGGGCCTACGCCGAGGGCCTGATCCCATTGCTTTTGAAGCAACCGTACATTGGCGAGGCGAGAATTTGGCAAGGCGAACAGGCCGATTACAACTTGAATTGGTTCCGTGGAATCGGGTTCCCGTTGGATAAAGGCGACATTGCCCGATACTACAGCTACGTGTTCAAGGTCTGCCCTCGGACATGGGAACCCTGGCTAACTGTCGATCCCGATGAATCGTTCCGAGGGATGATCCTCGTGAATCGAACCATGAGGTATCGCAACCCCCAGCTTTGCTACCGATTCCTGCGCCATTACGAAAGCAAGATCATCTTTCTTGGACTGCCAGAGGAATACAGAGACTTTCGCCGATTCGCCAAGATCAACGTTCCCCATCACTACCCGAAAAATTTCTACGAAATCGCCAGGGCCATCGCAGCTTGCAAGCTGTTCATTGGCAACCAGTCATCGGCATTCGCCATTGCGGAAGCCCTAAAGATCCCTCGTTGCTTGGAAGTTTTTTGCCAAGCGCCCAATTGCCAGCCGAACGGCGAAAACGGCTATCAGGTCATCAGTCAGGGCCTGTTTGAAACCATCGTTGCCGATCTTGCGAAATAATTCACTTTACAACTCGGCTTTTCGTGGTAACATACTGACAGATTTAGACGCACAACACAAACTGTCATGTTGTGTCAGCCTGGATATTTCCAGGTTTCCATGACACAACACTTGACATTACCTGACAGTTTACGTATCATGACATTAAGTGTCAGGTAGCCGATTCGTTCAAACAGGGGCCTAGTCATGTCATCGCAACTGACCAAACAGGAACGGGACCATCTGGAAAGCATCGAGGACAAGATGACGCACGTTGCCGATTTGGTACGGGGCGTCACGAAGCATTTCGCAACGGGGCTTTTCCTCTATGGGGAAGGCGGAACGGGCAAATCGTACAAGGTACTTGAAGTCTTGCGAGACGAGAAAGCCCGATACATCTACCACAACAGCCGATTGACAGCCAGGGGCCTGGTTGAAGCCCTTGAGCGTTCGCCAGCCGACATTCACCTTATCGAGGATGCCGAAACGCTGATGGACGACAAGAAAACCTTTGGCGTCTTGCGTTCGGCTCTTTGGTCGCAATCGAAAGAAAAGCCCCCTGTCCGTGAAATCACTTGGACGGCGCACAAGACGGAAATTCGCTTTCCGTTTACGGGCGCAATCATCGTCATCAGCAACGCCAACCTCGCCGATGAAATCCCAGAGGTTCGGGCCATCAAGACACGAATCAACGTCATCAAGCTTGACTTGAGCAACGAGGAATTGCTCGCCTTGCAAAAGAAAATCTGCCTCGATGGGTTTCAGTATGGCGACGATTTCTTGACGCCCGATGAATGCCTTGAAGTTGGCGAGATGATCCGAACCCGCCTCGGTGAGCTGCGCCGCAACCTTGACCTTCGCCTGCTGCAAAACGGCTTCAAGGATCGGCTGCAATGGAAGACGGGCAACAGCGTCAAGCACTGGTCGGAACTGTTGCTAGGTCGGATTCAGGAAAGGCCCATCGTCGTTCGGCGCTCGGATCGGGTTGCAAGGGACGTTGAAACTGCCCTCAAGATCAACGCCATGAAAATCGGCTACAAGGAAAAAATCGCCTTGTGGGAAAGGGATACTGGCCACAAGGGGGAACGGAGTTTCTACAGGGCCTTGAAGCGAACAGAGAAGTAGGCAACAAAAGACCCTGGCCACAAGCCAGGGTTTTTTGCTTTACAAAGGAAACATGCCTAATGGTCCCGATGAAATCGGTCCAACCATCGCAGTAATTTAAGTGCCTCGGGCCTGCAATGCAATGAATGGGCTGTAGCTATAGTGGCCATCAACGCTAGTCAATGCAGCCGTCCAAGGGCTGCGAATGTCGTAACGACGATAGAACCTGAAAGCCACTTGCAGAGTATTGAAAGCGTAGTCGTTCGACACGTCTGCAAAAAGTTGCGGCTTTTCGGCTGTTACAAGCTGGGTCAAATCGGTAAGAATGATATCGCCAACCTCGCCCAATTGCGGCAAGCCTTGCCATTCGATGACAGGCTTACCAAAGATTCGCATTGGGAACTTGTCATCGTTTGCATTGTAGGACACGCCTCCGAATGCTGGATAGGTTGTGACTGTACCAGCTTGATTTACGAACGTCATTTGTGCAAGGACGTTGTACGCCTCTGGGTTCACAAGCCAAACGGCGTTGGCTCTTGATGGCCCATAAAGTGAACGGTACATTTTCGCCAGGTCGTCAAAGCCGAACATTGCAGCGCCATCGTTGCTGGATTTGGTAACCGTTATCAACGCTGGTTGATTCAGGATACCTACAGGTTGCGTAGTGCCTGCGCCTGCTGTTACTGCCTGATTCTCTTGCCATACCAATTCTAAGCCAGCGTACTTGGTAATGAACCTGTCAAACGGTTCGATATTGCTGTCCTGTAACAACTGAAGTGTTGCGAACGAGAACACAATGTTCGTTTGAATGATGGCTGTTACCTGGGTCATTGCTGGTTGGCTGGCTGTAGCTGGTTGATACTCACCAACCCAATAGCCCCTTACTCCACCATGACGGCTACCGTCTGCCAAGCTGGTTTCATTCAAGCATGGAATGTTGAACGTGTCGCCACTGACAGGGACACGTTCGGTACGATCCAAAAGTCTTGGATAGTCCCTGGCCTTGTCCCAAATTTTGTTGGCCCAATCAGGCTTAACCCCATATCCGCCTGCTGCATCGCTAGTTTCATTGCTACCCAATGCGGCAACTTTGTGACGTGCATTGTAAGCATTCAAGCGATTGGCAGCCCTTGAATCACCTTGACGTACAAGCCAAGTGTCCTTGAGCATTTCGCCCATACACTTGTAAACCTCTTGCTTTGGTTCGGCTGGTACGCTCAAGGCTGGGGCCTGGCGTGTCTTGCTATTGGCCATGACCTTGGCTGACGCCTTGGCGACGGCTGTTTCGATGTTTCGGCTGATCTTGTCGATTGCCTTGGAAAGCGCCGCATTCTGTTCTGGGGCTACTTCCTCTTCCTCTGGGGCTTCCTTGTCCTCGTCGTTGTTCTGTAAGTCTTCCTCTTTTGCTTCGCAAAGGACGCCAGCCTCTACCAGGCTGCCTGCTTCCTCTGAATCCATGTGGATAATGTCGCCCTCTTTATTGCTGCCGAAGGCTTGTTCTAGTCGATATGCTACTTGCATTGATCCTCTATTAAGTCAAAGTTTCTCTTTGACTGTCGCCAATCGCCAGTTATTACAACCGATCCTAACCTCCAGCTATCCAAACCTGGCTAGGTATCGCTTAACCTGATCGCTTTTCAGTCTGCCCGTATATAGGCGCTCTTTCAAAAAAATTCGCTCTGGGGCTGGATGCCATTTCCCCAGAGCGAACCTTAAAGGAGTCAAACAATCTATCTATGCGTCATCAATCAAATTTGTCCCCTTGTTCGTAGGGCCTCGATGACTTGCCTTGCGATGGCATCGGGGTCAATCTGGATTTTCTCCAACAGCTTGATTGCCAGTTTGCTTTCGTCGATGGGCTTTGGTCGTGGCTTGACGGTCGTTTCCTTGATGGGGGCCTGGACGTTCAATCCCAGCGCCGCAAGGGCCTCGGTAGAGAAGTCTTTCAAGCCCTTGGATACAACCTGCTGCAAGGCGTCTTCGTTGCACGGTATCGAGACGATGGAGTATTCAAACAATTCCGACTTGGAAATGATGACGTTAGCCCCTTCCCAATCTGGCCTCGCTTTGATTTGCTCTGGCGTCGGGCTGTCGATGACCAGGGGGATAAAGCCGATTGATCGGCCTTTCAGGATCGACTGTTGCACCAGGGCAAAGACAAGATCGGGCAAGAAATCGCCCTCGAAATTGTCGGGCCTCGTGGCGTACAGCGTCTTGGCTTTCAAGCCGTTCAGCGTTCCCTTTATCCAGAGGCTCTTGCCTATTGGCTTTTCAGCGTCATGGGAATACAGGACGATTGGATTTTTTCGGTAGCTGCCGAGGTTTAGGCCATCGGGCAGGACAACTTCCTTTTCATGATCGACGCTATCGGTTGTGATAATGTCGATGCTGGCACGCTCGCCTGGTTCAAATTGAACATCGCTGGACGTGTTCTTTTTCCGATACTGGTACGCCTTGTCCTTCGGAAGTTTCTTCAACAGGGCCTCTAAGTGCCTCGCTGTCTCTTCCGTCTGTTGAAATCCCAGAGGGCCTTGCACAAGAGTTTTCTTTTTCATTTTCCTCCACTGTCCTATTTATCTCAGTTACCATCACTTTCGTTTTGTACTTCATACGTCCTCTCAATTCCGAGTTGCGAATAAACTTCGTTCAGGGCCTGCGTGATGACCAATTCATCAAGCTGGGCTTGTGCCTCTAGGCCATCGGCATTCATGACCATTGCAACAGGCAGGGTGATTTTCAGGCCGATGGATACTGTGTCATCATTCATCGACACGCCTCCAGACTTCATTGCCCTTGGCATCGACGCCTACCAGTTCAATTTTCGGGGGCGTCTCTGGCAACTGGTAGTTGATTAACCGATGCACGATGATCGGCGTTTCTTGCAACAGGCTGAAAATCTCTTCCTCAAGGCAGTTGACAGCGCCCTTGTCAAGCCAGTAGTTTTTCATTCGTTTATCCCTTCGATAACCTCGATGCAATCGCAACGGCAAGCAGGATGCAACGGGGGGTATTCAATAGCAGAGTAAGCCTTGTTTCCAAAATCCACGTTGGTAAAGATTTCTTCCAATGGCACGACCTTGTTAGCCAACGGCTTGCATTTGTCGCAAGCTTCACTGGACAGTATCCAGCGCTTGCCCTTCACGATTCCCGATTCCTTGGCAACCGTGAATTGCGCCGCATGCTGCGCCCGATTGGCCTCGGTAACGGCGATGCGCCAGGATCGGTAAACCTCGGCGTTCTCGAAAATCGCCCCGACACGTTTGGCAAGCTGGTTGTTGTACTCGCCAGCCTGTAGGCCCTCGGTCAACGACGCCCGTAGCTCTTTGATCGCAACGCCGATTTCCTGGCTGGTTGTGTCGTTTGTCTCTTTGCAAAAAATCATCGTGGCCTTATCGACGCCCTCTTTCAGTTTCGGTTGTGTGACGTTGAACAAATCCAACGTCGCCCCGATTCTGGTTACCGTCTTGCGTGCGCTGTCATCGGCATACAGTTGCACAACAGGGCGCAACGCCTCGGCCATCGCCTTTGACCAATGCTCAAGGTTGAAAAATTCGTCGTGTGCTTTCGTCTCAAGATCGGGCAACGCCTTGACGTGTTCCAAGACACTGGCTTTCTGATGACGGAAGAAAGAGGCAATGGCCTTGGCTAATCGCTCTGGGCTTTTGCGTTTCAGGGCCTTTGTTTTCATCGCCTTGGCTGGGGCTGGCTCTGGGGCAATGACCTTCGGGGGCTTTTCTGGGAAGAGGGCCTCGGCCTCGGCCTGGGCGAACCCCATCGTCAAGACGACGTTGGCAATTGCTGCCTGTCGGCTTATCTGGCCAGCGTTAACCTGGGCTTGCAGCGCCGCAAGGATCGGGGCCTGCGCCGAACGATCGATCTTGTCCTCGGTGGGTTCGCTCGGCTGGGCAAGCTGGCTGGCTGCAAGGGCCTCGCTCGGCAACATCCCTGGTGGGGCCAATGGCTCTTTCGCCCAATCAACCGAATCGAAACCGTACAGCGTTCGGGCTTCATCCCTCAAGATGGTTCCCGTCGCCAACAACATTTGCCGTTCACGCAACAGGAATTCCTTGTCCTCTGGTATCGGGCTGTCGGCCTCAAAAAAGAGACGCCCCGAATTATCAAACATCGGTATCAATCGCTCATTCAGCTTTTCGACGATTCTCGATACACGAGGCTTGATGGCGTGAACAGCCAAGGCGTAAAGGACTGCCTCGGCGCTTGATCGATTGGCCTGGCCGATTTCCCATACGTCTGGGGGAATGCCGAACGCATTGGAGACAGCCCACTTGATGGACTGGTACAACTGGTACTCGGCTAAATCCCGTGGGGGCCATCCGAGAGGGCTAAGCTTCATCGGGCCATCGGCAACCAGTATGCCGCCACTGCCCTGGCCTCTGAACCTCTGAAAGAAATCCTTGGCAAGCCGTTCGGCCTCGTGCGGGCTGATCGGTTCATCAGGGCTTAATACAGCGTCGGGCCTTCCCATGTTCGATAACGTGGCGTCAAGGTAGCCCATTTCCTTTGCGCCGATTTGAACACGATTCCATGTCGCCATGACGGGGGAATACCCCATCCCGTAAGGATCGGCGAGGCTGGGGGTCTTGAAATGAATCACTTGATCTAGCGTGTACTCTGTCTTGCTCTGGCCATTGGTGACAGTCCATCCAACGATGTAGCCCGTTGCCTCGTCTCTGATCGGTTCAACTGTTTGCGTCGGCAGCAAATAGATTTCGCTCGGCACGCCATACGCATCGGCTTGTACCAGCCAATAGGCGTTGCCCGTCACGTCAATGAACAGTTGCGTTAGCTGGATTAGTTCAAGCCAGTTGTGATACCCGTTCGCATGGTTCAGCAAATCGAGGGCTGGATGGCTTACTACTTCCTCTACTCTGGTTGCTCTACCCAGGCGTTTCTCGACAACGGCCAAACTTTTTTTCGATGGACGCCTCGTCCTACATTTTGGCCTCGGTTGCCCGTCCTCGGTTTCGACGAAAAGACGAATCGGCACGTCAACCATGTAGTTTGTAATCAACGTGCAACAACTATAAACCGTGTCGTTGAATGCCCCGATCAAGTCGATTGTTGTTGGGTTCGGTCTGCCCCAGTAATCGGAACCCTGGGCGTAGCTTGATCCGCCTATTGGTATCCAGTTGGGCCAGGCTTTTTCTTGCAGCTTTTTCGGCGTTGCCTTTCTTGCCTTTGGCTTTGCCTTTGGTTTCTTGCCCTTAGTCATGTCTTTATTTAGTGTGCTACCTGTCACTTCCTGACAAGAATGGTTGCCTGACACTCTATTAGGACATGCTTTTTGAACACTTACCTAATTCTCGTTTTGCAACAATCAATATCGATCCCGCATGGCAACAGAGCATGACAGGACGGTATGACAGGCGCAGGCATCAACGGGCAAGAGAGTTGCCGTACCAAACCTTGACCTTGGATGAAATCAAATCGTTTCCTCTGGCGTCATTGGCCGAGGTTGGCGCTCATGTCTACTTGTGGACAACGAACAAGTTTCTACGCTCGGCATTTGATGTTCTGGATGCCTGGGGCTGCCGATTTCATCTCTGCATGCCTCTTGTCAAGTCGTCTGGAATTGCTCCCTGTTGCGGGTACGTCTTTGCTGCCGAGTATTGCCTGCTGGCCTTCTATGGCAAGCCGATGAAAAAATTTACGGGTATCGGCAAGTTGAATTGGATGAAAACAAACCCGTTGGCTGGTACGCATTCCCGCAAGCCCGACGCCTTTTACAATCTGATTGAAGCCATGTCCCCAGGCCCTTACCTAGATTGCTTTGCAAGGCAGCAAAGGCCCCAATGGACGTGTTGGGGGAACGAAGTCTTGCCTTCCGATTCAAGCCAGGTATAAACTTGGTAACGCCAGCGTTTACAAAACTGTACCTATCGGGAGTTTGAATCATGGCTGACAAAAAAGAGAAACCCAGCATGTCGGAACTGATCCGAGACGCAATGAAGAAACATCCAAAAGCATCGCCTGCCGAAATCGTCCAATCTCTGCACAGCGCAGGCCATACTGAAATCAAGGTGGGCCTTGTGTATCAGGTCAAGCAAGGCAAGGGAAAGAAAAAGGCCAAAGCCAAACGGGGGCCTGCTCCCAAGGCTGCGCCGTCATCTAACGGAAAGGCGACTTTCGGGGCAGCTATCGCCACGGTTCGCAAGGCTGCCGATGCCGTTGGCGGATATGAAAACCTGCTGGAAATCGCAAACGCCTTGAAGGGCTGATCGGGCTGCCTGTAGCATGTTGTTTTGAATCGCCTCGGTCAATCACCGAGGCGATTGTCGTTAGGGGCCTGACGATCTAGGATACCGTCAACCATTCGGGGGGCCTCACCATGCAGCGCCGAATCTCTCTTGCTCTGGCCGTTGTATTCACGGCTTGCGTTACTGCGCTGGCATTGCAAGGCCAGGCCGATCCACCAAAGCCGTTTACGGGAAAAGTCGTCAGCATTGCAGACGGGGACACGATTACCGTCTTGTTGGACAAGACGCAACACCGAATCAGGCTTGCGGGCATTGATGCGCCCGAAAGTGGACAAGCCTTCGGCACGAAATCGAAACAAGCCCTGGCTGACAAAGTTTTCGGCAAGGATGTCAAAATCGAATGGAAGGAACGGGACAAGTACAAGCGAATCGTTGGCGAGGTTTATCTTGAGGATCGGCGCATATGCTTGGAAATGGTTCAAGAGGGAATGGCCTGGCACTACAAACAGTACAGCAAGGATGAAGCCCTCGCCAAAGCCGAGAAGGAAGCCAAGGAAGCCAAGAAGGGGCTATGGACCGATCCGAACCCGACAGCGCCCTGGGACTATCGGCGAGGCAAGTCAGCCGAGAACCCCGACCCCAAAGCCGCAAACGATGTTTTCGTGACGGCATCGGGAAAGAAGTATCATCGGGACGGCTGCAAGTTCTTGAGCAAGAGCAAACTGCCAATCAGCCTTGAGGATGCCCGCAAGAAATACGAACCGTGCAGCGTTTGCAACCCGCCGAAATGAGGATCATACCATGCGAAAGAAACCCAACAAGCCGCATACAAAGGAATGGTTCAAGGACATGGAGAGTAGGAATCCCATGCAGGCACAAATGGCGAGGCTTGCAATCAAGAATTCTGGTACGGAAATGTGTTGCTCGATATGCGGCGATACTGACGTTCACGACTACATGGCCGATGAGGAGATTTCCGCCCGATTGTGCGATGACTGCAAGAAGATGCAAGAGAACATGTACAAAGCCGTATTCCTTCCATTGACCTAACGCAATCAGTAATCAAGGAGGCAGCCCATGCCAAAGATTCCAAGGAACAAGTTTGCGGGAAAGCTGGGATGGTGTCACGCATGTTGCACATTCCAAATGGGCGAGGAAGCCCGTTTTATTCCGATGGATTGGAACGACGGCAAGAAAGAATACGCTTGCGTCGAATGCGACGATGAACCCTGGGGCCTCGGCGTATGGGATTGGTTTGAGGGTGATTCCCGTCCCATCCCTGATCCAAGCAAGGACGACGGCTACGGATCGACGTACACGAAAGGAGCCTTGAATTTTCTTAAAGAACGGACAAAGGAAGTAAAGGCAAAGGCGAAGGCAAGGAAAAAGGGCCACTAATGAAGCTACCAAAGGACTTGGATTGCTACTTTCAAGCATGGATATGCATGCCTTCAAGTCATCCAAATGACCTTGAACGGTTTTACAATTTCGTCTGGGCAGTGCGTCGTTACGGGTATTGGAAGGACGGGAGAAAGAGAAAACGCAAAGAACCAACGCCAACCGATGACGACGTTTACAAAGCCATCATCAAAGCCCGTCGAGGTTCCGTTGATGCCGATACGCTTGAAACAGAGGCTAGAAAGTACCAGCTTGTTTTCCATCATCTTATTGCGTTCTCACGAACGGCAAACGAATCAAAGCCCCTGATTGAGAAAAAAGACGTTAAAGCTTGCTATTGGGAATTAACAAAGTCCAGGGCAACGCAAAAGGAAATCAAGTCGTTCATGTTGCGTGCATTTGGTCCAGGCTGGGTTAAGAAGTGCTTTCGCAGCCCCAGCCTGGCCCATCCTGATCCTGTCAAATTACAGGAAGAATGGGAAGCAATTGAAGTCTAGTATCAGTAGTTCTTCTTTCCTTTTTCCATCAATGGGCGCAGGACGACTTCGCAAAACTCATTGTATCCCTTTGCAAATCGCTTCAGGTCGGTTTCCTTGTTCGCAAGCTGTCTTACCGCCAAGTCGTGCATGTGCTTCTTAACCATTGGGTTGCCAGCTTTGTATGCGTCAATGGTCTTTTGCAAGAACGGGGTGCTAGTCATCTCGGAATGTTCCTTGTCTTGCATTTGCCATGCGTAGGCGAGGTAGCGAATTATTTGAGCAAGCAAGGACAAGTCGGTTTCGTTTTCTTCAAAGTGTTGGCGAAAGATTCGGTAATTCACAGCCGAAACAAGGTCACTCATCTTGGTATCAGGATACGCCGTCGCCTCGTCCTTGTCATAGGATGATGGCGTGCAAAACAAGAAAAACTCAAATAGTATCCTGTCACGCTCGGCAGGTTGCATTGAATCGAGTAGCGCAAAAAAGTCCTCTTGCGTTAGATCGTATTCCCATGCGTTTAGAAGCAGGATGCCGTGATTCCTGTTCATGGTCATGTTCATGAGGGGCCTCGCAAGTAGATTGATTCAGAAAGCCTCATTCAATATCGCAATCACGTCCCCACGTCTTTCGACGTTTACTCTGTTTCGCTCTGGGTTGCACACTTCAGGGAATCGCCTGCATACGCCTTGTGCTTGTTCAAATTCCTTCTTTGTACAGAACACTTGGCGATAGCTCTGTTTCACTTGCCATTCGTTGTATCGATCAACGCCAAGATAATTGACAAGGTGAACGCCATCCTCCCGATGGCCATTCGCTTTGTAGTGATGGCGTCTTTCAAATAACACGAGGATATGAGTAGGTGTCAATGGAAACACGATTTCGACGCCTTGCGAACCAAATCCCGAAAGGCTGCGCCCAGGCTTGAAGAGATGGGGGATCTTCACAACGGGATTGTCCGACGTGTAAAACGGCTGCATTGTTCGATTGATGCCGACTACCCAAATGTGATTTAGCAGCTTTAGGCCCAACTCTTCGATTTGCTTCCCGTCGATCAAATGCGTCATTTGCTCGGCTGTCGCTAAATGTTTGTTCCATTCAAGTTTCACGTACCTATCAAAATCATCTGGCAGTTCATTAGGGTGTTTTTTCTTGCAGTATTCTTTGAACTCCAAAAGCGTCAGCTTCTCCCGTTGCTGTCGAATTCGTTCCCTGTACTCACGCCCTCGTAACCATTGGATGACCATATACGGGGCTAGCATGGCCTTGTGTAATGGCATGATGCCTTTCGTTTCGACTACGCCAAGAAACTCATCTAGGTCAACCTTGAACTGCGCCTCGACCTCGGCGAGGTTGTGTTCCATGAATTGATAGTCGTACTCTTCTCTCGGATAACCCTTCGCTTCGTAGCCGTCTGGGAAATCGAAAAAGCCGTTTTCGACAGCGATATTTGGGAGTGTCGTTTCGTAGGTCGCCTTCGTGAATTTATCGAAGACGTGAAGCTTGTTCCCGCCAGGGGGAAGAAATCGTGCAAGGTAGTTTCGAGGTACGGTGTGCTGGCGAACCGTTCGCTGTTTGTTGAATTTCATGGGTCGATTCCGTGGGCCATTCACTCTAGTCAATTATACCACAATGATGCCTTTCGGAAGCGCAGGGTTCGGGCTGATTCAGCGCAACCCCGCAAGCATCGCCTTTGCCATCTTTTCCTCGAACGATTCGACGGGGGCCTCTGGTTTCTCTGGCCTCTGGCGTGAACGCCGTCCAGCTTCGTAGGCGACGTAGGCCAGGGCGTCAACCGTGTCGTCATGTCGGCTGTTTGGGAATTCGGTTAGCTCGGCTTCCAAGATTGGCAGCCATGGGGCCTGCCTGGGGAACCATACCTGGCCAGCCTCGAACCTCACTTGCAACGGCAACGTTCGGCTTTCCTTGTCGCCATCGGGACGAATGCCACGGACTGCCAGCCCCTCGGCTCTAGCCTGATCCAATACCATCCGTTGGAAGGCAACGTCTTCAACCAGGATGTACGACGGTCGATAGCTTTCATTCATCGCTTGCAGCATCGGGACAATCTTTGTTCCCCCGATCCTGTCACGCAAGACATGCACCAGGATCAAGTCTCCCGTTCGTGTCACGTCGGCCACGATGACAACGGAATAGTCAGCCCTCTTGTCCAAGCTGATGGCAAGGTCAACGGCCATCAATCGCCAGCAATCCGTTTTGGCTATGCGGCGCTCGCCAAGGTGATACGCCGTTTCCGATTGATCGTAGTACCTGAAATCCTCGGCCCTGAACAATGCGTTCTCGGAATCGATGGGGTTTTGATTCCACTGCGCCGAGAACGTTTTCGACTTGCGCTTTAGCTGGCGTATGTCAGCGTCGGGAAACTTCTCAGGCCAGAGGGCCTCGCCCTCTTCCCGTCGATGATCCCGCCAACCAATCGGGCTTACCCAATCGTTCGGCTTGTACTCCCAGGGCAAAACTAAATGCGTCCATGTCTCTCCGTAATTCTCAAGGATGTAGGCCGATAGATCGTCCTTGGCGATTCGTTGCCCGATGACGATACGGCAATCCTTGCCAAAGTCGCAAAGCCGATCATACCAGCTATCGACAAACCACGTTATCGCCTCTTGCTTCTTGATTTCGCTGTCAATGTCGCTGGCGTTGTGCGGATCATCAAGAATGCAGTATTGGCCTTTCAATCCTTTGGTCTGACTACCGATTGAAATAGACTGCCGAAAGCCCGTCTTGTCGTTTTCAAAATGCCGTTTGGTATCAACGTCGGCAGTTACCTGGAACAGGCTGCCGTAGCATTTCTGGAAGAGGTCACTGGCTATCAAGCGCCGACACTTGACGCTATCACGTTCGGAAAGATTCAGGGCGTAGGAACTGTAAAGGAACCGTTGGCTAGGATCATGAACCCATTGCCAACAGAAAAAGAACACGCTGAAAATCAGGCTCTTGCAACAGCCAGGGGGAACGTTGATTAGCAGGTTTCTGATTTCGTGGATATGGGCTAGATGATCGCAAAAGGCGTCGATATGCCAGTTGTCAACGAACGGCGTTGTTGGTTCGATGATATGCCAGAATTGCTTGATGAATTCTTTCAGGCTGCGCCGTGATTTCTCGGCTTTGATTAGGTCAACGTCGATGTTAGAGAGCATTGCCCTCCGTTGGTGCAAACTTGCTCGCCAGCTTTTCAAGCTGGGCCAATTCGTCTTTCGTCAGCTTTGAATAGTCAATCGATTGCTTGTACTGGTATTGCGTGCTCTGTACCTCAAGTTGCTTTGGGGGCATGCCAACGGTTTGTTCAAAAAACAATCGCATCAACGCTACCTTTGCGTATGGGTTCTCGGCAGCTAGTGCGGCCTCGTATAAGTCAACGATTGCCTTTTTCATCTCGTATTCGCCAATGACGGAATGGATTGCTTCTCTCTTGAGAGCAACTTCCTCGTGATGGGTCAAGAATGTCAGTTCCTGTTTCGCAAGGCGCTTTAGCTGGGAATCGCTGACAGGTTTTGGCTTTGGTTTCTTCAAGCCCGAATGCCCAGGAAGCAATCGCCCCTTCGGGTCTCTTTCGAGTTTCGGGGCCACGTAGTCAGGGGGCAACTCTTCCAAGATCGGGGCCTCGATCTCGGCTAGCTCTTGTTCTGTCCAATCGCTCATGGAAGTATTTAGAGTGATGGCGCATGAAAACAAAACGGGCAAGGCAACACGCCTCGCCCGCCGTCGCTCAAGAAAACGAAAATAGTCGCAGTACGTTCTAGTCCCGCTTTGTCATTTGAATCAGATTGATAGGCTCTGCAAGTACTTTGACGCCCTGCGGCGATTTGCCTGTTCCGAAGATGGTTTCCCAATAGTCATGATTTTGCTTGCCGCCGAAGACTGTCCTTGAAAGGTCACGGTTGACCCAGACGGGCAAATCTGATAGGTTCCGTATATAGTTGCGGATGTTTTGCCAAAGCTGATTGTCAAAACGGGAATGGAACAGCTTTTCATCGCTGTAGGGCCTGCCGTTCGTCAGAAAGTAATTTTGAATGATACCCCTGATATGCTTCAACCAGTTGAACATGATTTCTTCACGGGAGAGACGGCAGCATCGGATATGATCCAACGGCAGACTTTCCCCGTCTTGCAGCTTCTTTTCGATTCGGTCGGCCGACACGTCAGAGTTAAACTTGTCGATGAACAGTTCCTCGGCAACCACATTCATGAGGTTTAGCAGTTGCGACTTTTCTAGTTCCCTCGGATTATTGCCAATGTCAAGGCCCTGAGAAATCGGCGTCTCCAACGCCTCTTGGAAAATGAAGAGGCTATAGAACGTCTTTTCGATTGAGCTATAGGAAACGGGACGTTCCTTGCCCTTGCCGCTCAAATCAACATACTCTTTCAGCTTGTTATCGACGTTGTGAGTAACCCAATCACGGATGGCGTCAAGTATGAACCTCTTCATCTCACGGGCCTGGCCCTTGAAGTATTTCACCAAGTCACGTTCGGAGAAATTGTAGTCCTCGTCGGCCTTGCCCAAGTCTTCCTTGTAGCGCTTCACCCGCTCCAAATAGAGCGTACTGCCGAGATGCCGTTGCACTGACTTGTCAAAGGCGACTTGCCTTAGCGTAGTGCCTGCGTTCGTGTTCGCAGCCAACAGAACATCGGTATCAGGATTGACGAAAACCCTGACAGGAATCTCTTTGACACCTAAGAGTACCTGTGCTGCGGTCTTGTGTTGTCCATCAAAGACGTTCACCTGGGAACCGCTATCGCCGTCCTTGCATTCGATCCAGCCTAGCGCAACGTGAAGCTGCGGGCGCTTTTCATAAAACTCGACTAGCAGCTTTGAAATGCTGCTTCCGATATCACGAGGATTGATTCGTATGTCGTGGTAGAGGCATTCAATCGGGAACGTCGAAAAAAAATATTCGCATCCGCTCAATGAGTCTTTGTAGAGAGGTAGCTTGATGATGTCGTTTCGGCCAAGTTTGCTGAACGAAAACTTGACGAATCCGCCCGACACAGAAAAGGACGTTGTGTGCTGCGAACCTCCTCGCAGCTTCAGAATATCATCGAGGTTCGGGTTTCGATTGTGGTTCTGTGTCGTCTCTTCCGACAGTCTGCCGAAGCGATGGAGAATCCTGGCGATTTCGAGGTAGGCGTCTTGTTTGGATCGGTTGCAACTCAAATGCGTCACTGCGAAGTTTGACGGATCATCCTTGCCGTTCATCGCAGTTGGTACAACGTGGTCAATGTCCAGGTCGTCCTTCTGAACAGCCAAATCAATCTCTTGCTCGCAGATGAAACACTTGCCGCCCTGAATATCATGCAGCTTGCAGATGAGGTCGTAACGGCCCTGGGCTGACAGCTTGGAGAGGTAGAGCGATCCCATGATTTCCCCCTTGGGTTGGCTATCGGAAAATCAACTAGGGCAAGAATAGCGGGAATTGGCGGGAAGTAAAGAACGGCGGATGAAAAACGGCGGGCAGCCAACGCTGCCCGCCGTCGCCTTGCTTCGCACTCGCAAGGGCCTATTTGACGATCTTGCAATCTTTCAAGCTGACGACGAGGAATCCATCGGCGGGGCCTTCCACTCTGCCTTGCAGCTTGACGGGCTGTTCCTTTGCAGTCCCGCCAATGTCGCCCGTCGCCCAAACCTTGAGATTGCTTTTCGATGGCCGATGGAACATCAGCTTATTGTCAATCCGATCATACGGCGTATCCGCCAAGATGACCGTCTTGCCCTGGTGGGTTCGCCAATCGTCGGCTAACTCGGCAGCGTTCAGCGTCGGCACAGGGCGATTGCCCCCCATGCTCATGTACCCGATGACGCTAACAGGGCAGCAACAGGCGCAAGAGAGCAACAGGATCGGGGCCACGATGACGCCAGCTTTCGTAGGCGTCGGCAATGTCTTGAATTTGGTAAGTAAGTCGTTCATGCTGCCTGTCCTTTCAAGATGGCGTAAACGGTCGGACGTGACAGGTTGAACATCTTGGCGATACGGGCTTTCTTCGTTCCCTTGGCAGCTTGATCCTTGACAGCTTGGCAAACGTCGGGCGTTGCCTTGTGCGCCGATCCTGATGGCCTACCAGCGTTCCAAGTCTCTAGGCCCTGGGCGACACGCTCTTTCTTGGCAGCCAACCCAGCCTGAATACGCTCGGCTCTGATTTCCGTTTCGTATGCCGCAATGCTGGCGATGATATTGGCCATCAGCTTTCCCGCAGGCGTGCCAAGGTCGATGCCATCCTTGAGACTGACAAGGTTGACCCCCAGCCCGATCAAGTCATCAAACAGCGCCGTCAAGCCCGATGCCGTGCGCCCCAGCCGATCCAATCGCCAGACAACAACCGTCTTGACCTTGCCCAGGCGAATGTCGCCCATAAGCTTTTGAAACCCAGGCCGATCCATGTTCTTGCCCGTCGCCTTGTCCTGATACCAGTTGACGCCATCCTTGCCTTTGGCCCATTGCCTCAAGTCTGCCTCTTGGCTTGCCGTGTCCTGTTTGTTGCTCGATACCCGCATGTAGACGCCAATCATTGTTTTTCCCCTGATACGAGGTTTTACCTGCTACGTCAGCTGCCAGGATTCTACCTGGGGGCTGACGGAAGGGAAGGTCTGGGGAAGAATTATTTTTACCAATCGGCAAGAATTGCTAGGGGGCCTTTGGACGGCTTCAATTTGCTTGGACAGGCCAAAGGGCCTTTGGGGGCGTCGGGATTAATTTAACAAAATCGTAGGGGCCTCTGTTGGCATCGGGCTGGAATGGGTAAGGGTAGAATTGGGGAAAAATTTGGTACGGGCTGATTTTGGTAAAATTCCATCGACACGCTACACGCAAGCCATAGGGGGTAGGGGTCTCGGAATTCAGACCGTGGGGGCGTTGCTCGGCTCTTGCCCATTGCCCGATACTGTCAAATCAATTGTCGATGCAACTTGGACACTTAATAGCCGAGAATTTCACCAATCGGCATTGCGTCCAAGTGTCAGTTGAAAGGTTTAGATTTTGTTGACAGTTGATCGGGTTGCGGGCTGGGCTGGCCACAAGCCGAGAGCCAGGGCAAGCCATCGTGTCCTATTATGGCCGATCTAACCTTGATTTGATGGCAGCCGATCCATAACGGATTCAGCCCCACAATCTGAACGCCCAATAGAGCGAATATGCAACCAGCGTTATCAGGACGTAAGCCAGCCAAACTTTCTGCATGTCCTTATCAGAGTAGCCGTCACGAATTTCTTTCGGCCTGACACTCTAAATAGACCATGCGTATTGAATGCCAAGACGACTGGCGTGAAGCCCTGACATACTTTTCCGATCCTGACACGATTGCTCAAATGGTGCGAATGGGCATGTTCATCAAGCGATGGGATTTCGATAACAAGTACGTTGAAATTGGCTGCCACGATGACGAGGTTTACGCCAGACACTTGGCGTCAATCTCCGATTCATCCACCAACGCCAGCCCCACCGAACCCCTCGCCGTCAACACGATTGTTTCCTGATCGGTCTTTTCGGCCTTGCGCTGGGCGATGTATCGCTTGCTCGCCTTGCCGTCTCTTGTGACGGCTATTTTCTTTCCGTTGAAAAGCCAGTCGATTCCGTTGCTAACGTCGTCAACAGGGTTCTTTGTCACCTCGCCGAATTGGGCAAGGTAAAGCCCGACGTGAAGTTCTCGCAGCCAACCAGTGTAGCAGGAATAGATTCGTTGTTCGGCTAGTCGGCAGTTCAAGGGGCTGGACGTGATGATATCGATTGCGAGCGATAGACTTGGAACCTGTCCACCAATCAAGCTGATGTAGGCCAGCGTCGGCATTACGGGAACAGGCATTCGGTAGTTTAATTTTGCGACAGCGAACCATTTGTAAACAAACTGCCATTGGTCCATTGCAAGCTGGTAGCTGTCAAGCAGGCGTTGGGTTCGATTCAGTCGCCATGTTTCGTTCGGTACGCTGCCGTCAAGTAGTTTTTTTAGTGGGCTGTTTGCTCCGAGGGTTTTGTAAAACACGTCCTATGTACGCAGGCTGCGCAGAAAAATGCCCCTCGGCCTGAACGCAAGCCAAGGGGCATTGTTGTTACGGCATTGCCTTTCCTAGATCGACAGCCTTTTGCGCAAAATGCTGAGCCTCTTTTTTCGTCCTGAAATCTTGGCTCTGGAAAGTCAAGCTGCCTTGCGCATTAGGGCCTTCGTATTGGAGTAGCCAGGGATTTCGTGGGCTAGTGGGATTGGCAATCTTAGTGACACGCCAGAATTTCGTTTTCTTCCAATCGATTTTCGGTTTGCTCATTCTTGCCTTTCGGTTCTGGTTTCGTTTCTTCGCAGCGTGCATCACTTGATAGACCAGGCCCATCGTGACCATGTGGCCCTTGGCTTGCAGCTTGGCGACAATCTCTTTCGGCGTTGCCGTCGGGTTGCTTGTTATCGTTTGGCGGATCAAGGTCGATTTGTTCAAGGGAATCGTGTCCTTGATCGGCTTGGGCGTACCATCGGGCAAGATCGTGGAACTGTGCCTCGCTGGGCTACTGTCACGCCAAGGTTGCCATCCTGGTGCAATCTCGTTCGCAGCGTCATAGATGGCGTTGAAAGTGTAGTCTCTCGTGATACCACGAAGGAATCGTAAAGCCGCAAGGCGCTTGTTCGTCCATCGCTTTACCTTGTGCAGTTCATCCGTCGTAATCTCGTCCGTGTACCAGATGCCAATGGCCTTGTACGTCCATTCGGGGCCATGATCCTTGAACACTTGCGCAAGGATTCTCGTGTCATCGGGGGTCAGCTTTCGTCTTGACATTCTTGCCTTTCGGTTTGTCGTTTCGGATCGACGGGGAAAGCCCCCGTTTACAGTTTCTCGTGGTACAGTTAAACGCCTGACAGTTTTTCCTGACAGTTTTGTTGGTGTTCAAGGAATTCTGGGCTTTTCAAGTAGTCCGCATGGCAGCCGAACGTGTCGCCCTTGACGTGCCAGACCAACATTTCATCCTGGCTGACCTTTCTGCCGAGTTTCGTTTCCAGGCATTTCAGATGGATATGCCCACTGTCCCAAACCAACCCTGCCTCTTGCCAAGTGGATGACCGAACAATGAAAAGGTCACTCGGAAAGCGACAAGCCTTTCGGCAGTGGATGCAGGCATGGGATACTTGTTTCATCCTTTATCCTCGTGGTCGGTTTCGTTTCTGTTTCTCTTGGTACAGTTAAACGCCATCACGGACCAAATCGCCACGCACGGTTAAACGCCTGCCAGTTTCTGGTTTGGCGTCCATGCGTGTCAGGAAGCGACAGGGGGAGTTGATCCTATTTCGGATTTATCCGTACTTGATCCAAACTCATCACGATAATGAGCCGTAACGAACATTCCCCCTTTTTCGGAGTACGCACCATGAGCAAGAAACACGTTTCGGCTGCCGAGGTACTGACGCTGGCGAGGGGCCTTGTCGGGAAGGTTCTGAAAACGCTTCATCGCTCGGCACGATTCACGGTCGAAATCAAGGAAGATGATGAATTGGTCTTTACGCCCCAGAAAACAGGCGTGCCCCGAAAGCACTTTCGCAAGACGCTGGAAATGATTTGCGACAGATTCAATCGAGACAATTCATTGAACCCGTCCGATTACGACGGGACGAGGAACGCCTCGTACACGTTGACGCTGATTGACCTTTGCGTGAATCGATAA